ATTATTGGAGGCTCGACAGTCTCTCGGAAGGAACGAACTATTACGACGCCTATGGTCATCTGATACAGAGCACGGCGGACGTCTCGCTGGTCGAATACGACGACAGCAACTATATGGAGGAGCTCTCACGTCTCGACCAATATGGAGCCGTTTATAATATCGCGTCGACGCTGATGGGAGGCTTCTGATATGTCGATTTCAATCACGGCAAACGAGTCGGCGAATATCGATCTCGCGCCGGAGTCCACGGTGGCAGAAATCGTCCAAAACGTCCGGACCATCATCGGAACTGTGAAATACAGTATTCCTCTCGACAGGAATTTCGGTATCGATGGAAACGTCGTCGACATGCCGATTCATCAAGCGCAGGCACACATGACGAACGAGATTTTCCGGGCGATCAGGCAATATGAGCCGCGTGTTTTATTGGAGGGCGTCACGTTTTCCGCTGATATAAGCGGGAAGCTGATCCCCACAGTGGAGGTGACGATTCGTGAAGTTAGCTGATCTGCCTGATATCAATTTCATCGACGTCGATTCAGCCGCGATTCAGCAGGCAGTGTTCGAGTCTTATGAAAATATCACAGGGCGGCCCACTCCGGCACAGGGCGATCCGGTGAGGCTCTTCCTGCTGTTCATCGCCGACGTTGTCATCCGGCTGGAAAACAAAATCAACTATACGGGCAAGATGAATCTCCTGAAATACTCGAAGGGCGATTATCTTGACGAGCTCGGCGCTCTCGTCGAAACGGAGCGAATTCCGGCATCGGCGGCGACGACCACTATCGAGGTCACACTTTCGGCTGTGCAGGAGAGCGAGGTCATCGTTCCAGCCGGAACGCGAATCTCTCCGGCAGCGAATCTCTACTTCGCAACGGATGAAGCACTCATCATCACGGCAGGAGAAACGACAGGGACGGTTTCGGCGACATGCACCGACACAGGGACTGTCGGGAATGGATATCTGCCCGGAGAGGTTAGCCAGATCGTGGATCCTGTTCCGTTTGTCGCGACGATGGTCAACACGACCACGACGGAGGGCGGAGCTGAGGAAGAGGACGACGATGATTATCGCGAGCGAATCCACGAAGCGCCGGAGCGATTCTCGACAGCCGGTCCGACTGGAGCCTATCGCTTCTATACGATGAGCGTCAACAGCGCGATCGCGGATGCGGCAGTGTGGTCTCCGGATCCTGGCGTCGTCGAGATCAGGCCGCTGCTCGAAGGCGGGGAGCTGCCGGGCGAAGAATTGATTGCCGACGTGCTGGAGGCGCTGAGTGATGACAGAATCCGTCCGCTGACGGACAGAGTCCACGTCATCGCGCCGGAGGTGGTCAATTACGACATCGACGCCTCGTATTATATCGACGTCGATGCGGATGCCGTGAAGGTCGAGGTCGCAGTGGAAGGCGCGGTCAATGATTTCATCCTGTGGCAAAAGGCAAAGCTCGGGCGGGATATCAATCCGTCGAGACTGATCTCGAAGATGATGGCCGTCAGCGGCGTGAAGCGCGTCGAAATCACGGCGCCTGTGTTCACCGAGGTCGGCATCACGCAGGTGGCCGTCGCCGAGAATGTATCTGTGGTTATGGCGGGGAGTGAAGATGAATGAATTCGCTCGATGATTACAACATCCACGAACATCTTCCCGACAGTCTCGCGAAACAAAACATCATAGAGCTGGCAAAGGTCATCGATGAGCAGCTTCACGAAATCAACGCTCTGAGTGAGCTCGCTCTTGTGTATCCTCGCATCGACGAGCTCACGGAAGAATTTATCGACGAGCTCGCGGTCCAGTTCCATGTGGATTTCTATTCCAGCACGCTGCCGATCGAGAAGAAGCGTGCGCTGGTCAAAAATTCCATCGCATGGCACATGCGAAAAGGAACGGCGTCTGTCGTCCAGGAGATGGCCGCCACGGTCTTCGACAGCGCGGACGTGCAGGAGTGGTTTGAATACGGCGGAGATCCTTATTTCTTCCGCGTCATGATTCTCGGCTCCGGGATGACTGAGGACGGCATCGAGCAAATTATCCGTTTAATCAATGCCGTGAAGAACGTCCGGAGCTGGCTGGAGGAAATCGGATTCTATATTCCGATGAACGCGAATCTGTACGGCGGTTTCGCTCCGACGATGCACAAGCATTTCACGATCTATCCGGCACAGATTCAAGACTCCGATCTGACTGCCGGTCTGTATGGCGGATTCGCGCCGAACATCCACAAGAGCTTCGTGGTCTATCCAGAAGCTACACACGGAGCTGTCGTTCCGTCGACGCCGTACATCGTCGGCGGCGCGGACGTCCACAAGCGCGTGGAGGTCCGACTCAAATATGTAGGAGATTCAGACATCGAAGCCGTGCTGAGCAGCGGTTTCGCGTCCGATCTGCATAAGAAAATATCAATTAAACCTGAGGAGGTAATTTGACATGGCAAATTGGACAGGCGGCGTTTTGACGGCAGCAGGAAAAGCTCTCCAGGCTAAAGTCGAAGCGGGCGCGACACTGGAACTGACGCGGCTGAAATTAGGTGATGGCACGGAATCGTCGAGCGCCATCGAAACTTTGACGGATCTCGTCAGTCCGAAGTACAGCATGAGCATCAGCTCGAAATCGGTGGAGGACAATATCTGCACGGTGACAGGCATCGTCTTGTCGTCTGATATCTCGGCCGGATTCTATGCTCGCGAGTTCGGTATCTTTGCGCAGGATCCGGACGTCGGCGAAATCCTCTACATGATATCGCTTGATCCGAATCCTGACTATGTTCCGCCAAGCTCCACGCAGATCGTGGTCAGCGCCGAGTATGCGATGGCTGTGGCAATCGACAGCGCGTCCAGCATCCAGATCGACATCGATCCGTCCGGGCTTGCCACGGTTGACATGCTGAACAAGGCTGTTGCTGCGCTCGGCAGAGGTACTGCGTACAGCGTCGGACAGGCAGTCAGCGATACCGGGCTTCCGTCCAGCTTGTATCGCCTCATCTGTATCGTGGAAGGAACCACGGCAAAAACGGAAATCGATTTGTCGAACGTCTCGCCCGGCGATCATATCCAGGACGGGACTGTTGTATGGGAGGTCGTCATGCTGGCGACGATGGCTGTCGGGCCGACAGAGCCTGCGCCGAACGTAGCCATCTGGTTTGAGATTCAAGAATGAGGTGGCAGTCATGAGTTTTATGGTTAAGGCGTCAAAAAAGGCCATTATCATGACGCGAGGCGACACTGGAATGATCGCTATCACTGTGACGGATGAAGACTCCGGCGAAGAGATTAAGAAATATCGCGGTAAATTCACGGTCAAGAAGAATCTCCGGGATAATTTCTTCGTTCTGCAAAAGCCGATTATCAAGGGTGAAATCGCATTCGATCACACGGATACCCAGACTATGGATTTCGGCGATTATCTATACGATATTGAAATCACTTCCGAGGAGCAGGTTTCGACTTTCGGGCCGTATCAATTCACACTGCTCCCGGATGTAACGACGAGGTGAGTAAACGATGGCGACAGCACACTTGAATATCGGAATTCGTAAAATCACGAAAGGCGATCCTGGAGCCAGCGCTTACGAGATCGCCGTAGCTCACGGTTTCCCTGGAAGCGAAGAGGAATGGCTCGCCATGCTCGGCGCTTCCGCGAAATATAGAGAGTACGACAGCACGGCCGCATTCCCAAGTCTCGGGGAAATGGGGGTGATCTATCTCGCGCTTGACGAGAATGCTATTTACCGATGGGATGCGACTGAACTGAAGTATTTCTGCATAGGATCCAATGACAATTTTGATGTAATCGATGGAGGTAGTTCAAATGGCTAATTTGGAAGTACGTAATGCACGCATGATTATGAAGAATGATACTGCTGCGAACTGGGCGGTATCGACTCTCGTTCCTCTGAAGGGCGAAATGTGCCTGGAGTCTGACACGAACAAGTTCAAGTTCGGCGATGGCATCAACACGTTCGCGAATCTGTCTTACGCTGGCACGCTCGTCTCTTCGTCCTCGACGAACGGCAACATTCAGATCGACGGCGTCGAGACTACGGTCTACACGCTCCCGACTGCTGATGCGAGCACGCTCGGCGGCGTTAAGAGCCAGGCTGCTGCGACGGGCGCTGTTGTTGTTGCGAACGACGGCACGATGAGCGTGGCCAAGGTCGCAGACTCCGAGAGCGCTGACGAGGCTGACAAGCTCGCTACGTCCCGCACGATCGCCATCACTGGCGATGCAACCGGCTCCACGGGCTTCGACGGCTCTGCGGATACGAGCATTTCCCTGACGCTGGCGAATAGCGGCGTAACTGCTGGAACTTACGCGAAAGTGACGGTCGACGCGAAAGGTCGCGTGACTGCCGGTGATGCGCAGATCGCGCTCTCTGACGTCAGCGATGCTGGCACGGCTGCATCGAAGAATACCGGTACTGCGTCCGGCAACGTCCCGGTGCTCGATTCTAACGGCAAACTCGACACTGCTGTTCTGCCTTCGCTGGCGATCAGCGAGACCTTCGTGGTCGCAAGCGAAGCTGACATGCTCGCACTGACTGCGCAGATCGGTGATGTCGCCATCCGCACCGATATCAACAAGACCTTCATTCTCGCTGCGGCTGGCGCATCCACGGTTGCGAACTGGAAGGAAGTCCTGACTCCGGCAGCTCCGGTCCAGAGCGTCAACACCAAGACGGGCAACGTCACGCTCGACACTGATGACATCGCCGAGGGTAGCACGAATCTCTATTACACGGATGCTCGCGTCGCCACGAAGGTCGGCACCATGAACACGACCGACATGGCCGATGGCGCGACTGTCCTCCACACGACTGACACGATTGTGTTCGATTGCGGCAACAGCGGAGTGTCTGCTTCGTAATTGTCGGGGATAAGGAGGCGTACAGATGCCAACTGTATCAGCACGAATCAAGTGCAAGATTGACACGGCGGCAAACTGGACGACTAATGATCCTGTACTACTTAACGGAGAAATGGGTGTCGAGTCCGACACCCATTTTTTCAAAGTAGGAGACGGGACAACGGCATGGAGTAATCTCGCCTATATGACGGCGCCATCTTCGGCCAGTTTGACGATTAACATGTTCTACGAAATCAATGGCACGGACTATCCGTGCGTACAATAAATAGGAGGTAAAAGATATGGCAGAAAAGACCATTATCAAAACTCTTTATAATGGATCTCGCGTGGCCGTGCATCCGGAGACTGAGATTGCTCAGATTATCGATGCCGCGACAGCTATGGCTCACAATAAATTCGTTCGCGGCAAAGATTTGACGAGCTATTTCAACAGCGGCGAAATGTCGACGGCTATTGCTGCAGGCACGTTCAAGGATATTTATCCTGGCGACTTCATCACGAAGAGCGTGACGATTGCCGGAACAACGTATTCCGATGTGAAATGGCTGGTCGGCGATCTCGATTATCATCTGCATTCCGGCGACACCGAGACGACAGCGCATCACGTTCTGATGGTTCCTGAGGCACCGATCGGCACGTCGTACATGAACAGCACAAACGTGACGACGGGCGGCTACATCGGATCCTACATGTGGACCACGACAACCCCGAAGTATGTGAATGGTATCAAAAACGCTTTCGGCGCCACACATGTCCTTTCGCATAAGGAATTATTGACGAATTCCGTCAGCACTTCCGGCGCATCGATGGCAGGCGCTGGATATACTGGATTCGCGAATAACTGGGCGTGGACTTCCGTCGATGTCAATATCATGAACGAGGCGATGACATACGGCACTCGCGCATTCAGCAGCTCGTTCTATGACATCGGTGACTGCAATATGCAGATCGCGCTTTTCCGTGGCTGCAAGCAGCTTTCCTTCTCGCGCTCGAATTGGAACTGGCTGAGGGCGGTCTCGTATTCGACGAGCTTCGCCTTTGCCGACGGCCACGGCAGTTCCAACAGCAGCGGCGCGTCGCACGTCGGCGGCGTCCGCCCGTATTTCCTGCTCCGATAACCTACACAGCCGCCCCTTTATGGGGCGGCGCTGAGGTAGAACATCAATTTTCAGCGGAGGAGATTTCTCGTCATGGCAGTGCTTGCACGCAAAAGGACTCTATCTCAAATGGAATTTTACGCGAACGCAATCAGGATGCGGAAGGCTTTCACATTTCTGCTGCTTCGTGATTTCGGCGTCAAGTCGAAGGTCAGGAAGCTCCGGTTTGTCACGGAAGGAATGGAAGAGGCTGACGCGCAGGCGTTTCGTGATATTGCCGAGAAGTACGGGATGGCGTCCTGCATCGAAGACTATCCGGCATGGATCATCGAAAAGATGCGCTCTTCGTTTTGGGATCTGCTGCACAAGATGATGGTCGAAATTACGGGCGCCTATACTATCTGGGCCACGAATCTCTCGGAGGCATACGCACGGCGGAATCACATGAACGAAGCGATTTCCACGTGCGAGAGTCTTCTGAAAGAGATGGAGTACGCTTTGGATATACTGCCCGTCGATGTCGAGAAGTATATGCCATACGTCGACATGATCGAAAAGGAAATCGCGCTGCTGAAGGGCTGGCGGAAAAGCGATAACAAGCGGATCCACGGCATGAAAGAGAAAGAAAAATCACAGGATATAAGCTGAAACAAAGCGGTCTCGTATTCGGCGGGCTTCGCCAATGCCCACAACCACGGCGCTTCCAACCACGTCGGCGCGTCGAGCGTCGGCGGCGTCCGCCCGCTTCTCATAGACGGCGTGAAGCTATATGCCGAGCCGTCACAGCAGGGAATGAGCTTGTGTCCGTCCTTCTTCGGAGGGTAAATAAAGTTTGACCGGAAACGGTCAAGCCGGTGCGGAACTTATCTCCTGACTTCCGCATCCGGTCTCGACGCGGCCGCCCAAGGGCGCAGAAAAGAAGATTTATTCTTCCCGCTACAAGCGAGGCTACAACCGAAGGGAGAAACAATGAGCGCAATCGATACCATGAGTAATGCGAACAGCCTTCTGAAAGCAGTGAGACGGCTCGACAAAGCATCTGGATGGAAGGGATCCACGCAGAAGATATTCTGCAACAAGTTAAGAACCATCAGGAAGCTGCAGCAAAATCTACGAAGCGGAATATATAAGCCGCTGAAAGGAACGGTATTTCGTCTGAATGAACACGGACGAATCCGTCTCATCAAAGCGCTTCGTCCGATAGATTTATGCGCACAGCATTCGCTTTGCGACTCAGTCCTATTCCCGCAGCTCCAAAAATATCTGATTCATGATAATGGTGCGAGCCAGAAGGGAAAAGGAATCTCTTTCACTCGTCGAAGGTTTAAGCAGCATTTAATGAGCTTTTGCCGGAAGCACGGCCGGGACGGATACATTCTCCTGATCGACTTCCGGAAATTCTTCGATAATATCGAGCATGAAAAGCTCATCGCAGCAATCTTGAAGAAAATCCCGGAGGATAAACTCGGAGACTTATTCCGATCACTGCTGTCGCCTTATGAGATCGACGTTTCATTCTCGGATGATCCGGACATCATCAACAAGGTTTTCAGCGCATTGGACTATCAATCGATTCCGGAAGACATGAAGACCGGGAAAAGGTTCATGCCGAAATCGCTCGGCATCGGAGCTCCTATCTCGCAGATCTCCGGCGTGTTCTTTCCGACGAGGATCGACACGTACTGCAAGCACGTCCTTCGGCTGCCATATTATGACGTCTATATGGACGATCGCGCAGTCATGCACCCGAGCAAGGAATTCCTGCTGAAGCTGCTGGACGACATCGACGCCATCGCTCGCAGCATGGGCCTTCATATCAACCGGAAGAAAACGCAGATCACGAAAATCTCTCACGGTTTCACGTTTCTGAAGACGAAGTACATCGTCACGGAGACCGGGAAAATCGTGCAGAAGATTCCCCGCGATGTGGTCGTCAGGCAACGTCGCAAAATGAAGAAGCTGGCAGTGTTTGTCGTCAGAGGCGATATGACTGCCGGTCAATTCAAAGAGCAATATCAATCGTGGCGGGGCGACAAGAAACGATACAACGTGACGAGGACGCTCCGGACACTGGATACTCAAAATAGGAGGTTAGATAAATGGATACGAAGAAGTACACGCTGCTGATCGAGGGCGTAAACGATTCCTTTGAGATTCCGAATCTGACTATGAACGGGACCAACTACGTCAGCGAGTCAGAGGTCGATACGTTGAAATGGCCAGAGACTTTCGCCATGACGGCCACGGATGAGGACGGGAACGTGACGGAGCAGCATGATCACGCTCGGCTGGTCCAGCAGGTTCCGTATGACTGGGACGAAGGGAAATTCTATCTCGCATTCGCGGTCGTTTCGGAAGAAGAAGTCATCCAGGCGAAAATGCAGAGTCAGCTCGAATATCTTGCCATGATGACTGACGTCGATATCGACATTTAAGAATGGAGGGGTAGAA